TCTTGGGGTCCTGCGTGGCTAGCGATGTCGCAGCGCCAGCAATATCTCCCGCAACTCCCGACCAGATAGATGCAACGTCCTCGACCGCACCGAGCGCTGCGCGGCCCGCACCGGCGAGCCCGCCCCCCGCGGCCTTATCGACCGCCTCTCCGGTGCGCGCGACCCTCTCGCCGTAGGACTCTTGCGCGGTGGCTTTCGCCGCGGCAGGCGCTGGGTGTAGTCCGATCCTCTGCCGGAACTGATCCTCCGGCATGTCGGAGTAGAACTTCTTGTGCAGGGCGGAGGCGAGCTCGTCATCTGACATGTCCCCGTACTGCGGGAACTTGTCGCGCACCTGCGCGATGCTGATATCCGCCACTCACTTTCCCCTCAACCCCAGGGGGTCGTTCGCCGCCGCCGCACCGCCGCCACCCGCGCCAGTTTGTCCGCCGCCTCCGAGCTTGGAGCGATCCACGTGCATCGATTCTGTGGCCGCCTCGCCCGAGAGTGCCGCCTCCTCCTGGATCGCAGTCACCGCAGCCTGCAGCGCCTCGGGTCCATCGGCGGAGTCCAGGAGCTCGCGGTTGTGCGCGCGCTTTTCCACGTCCGTCCCGCCGCGCCCGCCGAGCACGTCGTAGGAGTTGGAGAGCGTGGTGAGGTAGGCCTTGAGCTTCTTCAGGTTCGGGTCGCTGATCTGCTTCTCAGTCATCTGTTTTAGCCGATTCCACGGCACGAACGCCCCGCGCGGCACCTTCGATGACAGTTCCATAACCTTCGGGGCGATCTGCCCGATCTCCTTCTCCGCGTAGGAGATTTTCCCGGCGATGGAGGCCTCGGTCTGCTGCTCTTTCTGCAGGCCCTTCATCTCCACCATCCGCGCGGTGAGCTCCTGCGCGCTGACATTGCGCTCCTTGGCGGTCTTGGCCAGCAGGTTCTGCACCTTCGCGATGTTCTGCGGGCCCTGCTTGCCGCGGCCAAAGTTCGCGAGCACATCGCGCGCCTGCTCGCCGTTCAAGATGCGATCGACAGCCATCTGAGCCGAGTCTTCGGAGATGATCCCCTGGTCGGCCTCCTCCTTCTGCTGCTTGGCTTTCTGCTCGGCGAGGGTTTCCTTGCGCGTGGCGATGTCCTCGCTGAAGCCTTCCTTCTTCTCGGCCAGGTCCTGCTTTCGCTGGGCGAGCTGGTTGGTGATGATCCCGCGCGCCTGGGTGGAGTTATTCACCGCCCCCTGCAGCAGCTGGGCGAACTGAGCATCATCTGCCGGGGGCTGAGAGGGGATGTGCTGGCGAAACTCCTGCGGCAGCTGTGGGAGAATCTGCGCGATCATCTGCTGGTACTGCGCGCGCGCCATCGCAGGACCTTGAGTCTTTAGGGTCTGCTGCACCTGAAGAGCGGCCGGCCCGATCACATCAGCCGATGCCGTGAGGACCTTCAGCTTCGATTCATCGAGTTCGAGATTGCTCTGGCGCGTTGCCTGGGACTCCTTCAGCAGCCCCATGGCCTTATCCGTCAGCCCGGCTCTGTTGAGCGCCTCGGAGGCCTTCATGAGCCCCTCCGGCGTTGAGATGTCCTGCTTGGAGAGGATGTCCTTCGCCTTCTGCTGGTCCGCCTCGCCCTGCTTGGCTGAGCGCAGCTTGAGCTCCCCGAGCTGCTCCTGGTTCATGACATCGCGCAGCGTGTAGCCGCGCTGCACCGCCCCGACCGGGTCGCCCGCCATGTCGGGGATCTGTGAGATGACCGATGCGTCAACGGACATGGTGCGCTCCTACATCGGAAGCGGCGTCGGGTCTGCCATGTACGACAACTGACCCGTGGCAACAGGGTCTGCGACGCCAAGGTTCGCCCCGCCGCCGGGATTGCCGAGCGCCTGGAGCGTGAGGAGGTTGTTCGCCGTGTTCCCGCCCGCGCGCGTGATGCCCGCGATGGTGTTGGCATCGATGTTGGCGAGGTTGGTCCCCTGATTCATCGCGATGTTGGACAGGTTCGTCGCCGCATTGCCGACATTCGCCGCCTGGCCCGCCGCGGCGGCCTGGCCGGTGTTGACGACGTTCTCAAGATTGCCCACCGCCTGCTGGTAGGTCTGATCGGCAAGCCCCGTCCCGTACTGCGTGAGCGCCTGCAGAGTGTTGCCGGAGTTGAGCATCCCGCCCGCCGCGGCAGAGGACTTCGCCGCATCCAGCCCCTGCTGCAGAGTGAACTGGTAGCCCGGTGTGGCAGCGAGCGCGGCCTGCGCCTGCTGCTGCTGCTGAGCAGTGCCGCCGATGCCAAGCAGGCTCTGCAGAGGCGTGATCGCAGACTGCCCGAGCGCACGGTAGGGAGCAGACAGTGCGGCCTGCTGGCTGAGCGCAGCGTTCTGCTCGGCTGCAGCCGTCTGCGCGGCCGACTTCGTCGCCCCGGCCGCCTCGCTCCCGGCGATCGCAGAGCCCGCAGCCCCCGCAACCCCCGCACCGATCACCGCTGCCGCTACCACATCACTCCCCCAACCACTTGGAGTAATACCGCTCGACCATCTCGTACCCCATGCGCTCGAAGAGCCAGCCCGCGTCCTTGTGGGCCTTGACCCCCATGAAGGTGCGTTTGACTCCGCGACGCCGTGCTTCCGCTTCTACCGCTTTGAATAGGGCGATGCCAGCGTGCCGCCCACGGCATTTCGGGGCGATCCAGAAGATATCCATCGTGAGCGTAAGACAGGTGCGGTAGTGCAGCCCCGGTGCGATGAAGCCGACGAAATAGCCGACGATCTCCCCCTCCTGGCGGGCGGCGACGAACAGCACCTCTCCCCGCGAGTCGCGCTCGAGGTAGACCTCGTACTGGGGGTCAAGGGCCACCTTGTCCTGATTCAGCGCAAGCTCTGCCCAGTGCACCGGGAAGAGCTGCTTCATTTCGGCGAGCCGCTCGGTGAGGGACTCGACCGCGAAGGTGATCACGCGCTCCTTAGGTCGACGATGAGGTTCAATCGATCGCGCGAGGAATTGTTGATCACCGCGTGGGTGAGGTGACCGTTGAACCACCACACCTCCCCGGGCTGCATGTGTACGCGCTCCTCCCCGCAGTCAAACACGCACCCCGGGTCTGACTGCAGCGGCACGTGATAGCGGGAGTAGAAGTTCGCGTATTTCCCGCGCGTGTCGGCGTGCGGGGTGATCTCCTTCCCGGGCGGGAGCCGGGTGATCATGACCCTCCCCAGCTGCTCTCCGCGGTAACTGCGCATCAGCAGCATCGCGAGCTCCTTCGCTGCCGGCAGGTGCGCCGTCGCGGGGAGCCACTCGCACTGCAGCTGATCCCCGATGTTGGGGTCATCGGTATCCGAGAAGCGCACCAGCACATCCTGCGTCGCCTTGTGGGGACTGTCGGCCGAGTAGGTGCGCCGGATGTCATCGCCTTCCCAGAGCTCGGGGTGATGGAAGAGCTCGAGCAGGAGCGGGGTGACGGTGAGATTGTTCGCCACGCGCAGAAAGTTCCTCACACGCTCGCCCCCGTGGCATCGCACCACACCGTGGGGTTCAAGGATTTCACCCAGATCGGCTTGCCGAGACTGGTGTCGAAGTAGGTCTGCCCGATGTAGAGCGGCGTGCGCGAGTTGGTCACCGGGCGGTTGGTCGTGGTACCGGATGAGCCCACCGGGCGCAGCCAGTAGTAGACCGACTCGAACCATGCGCGCCAGGTGGTGGTAAGCGTCCCCGGAGGAGTTGAGATGCCTGGGTCCGCCGGGACCGGTGAGACGCTCATGCCGCTCTCTGCCGGCCGGGCTTGACCTTCAGTGCTGCGTTCGTCACGACGAACTTCACCGGGTCTGTCATGCGGATGCGAAAGGTCGCATCACGGGCACTGCCGAAGCGCCTCCAGATCACCCGCCACAGGTACTGTCCGATCATCCCCAAAGGCGCCCAGCGCTCGGCCGACCAGGTGCGACCGTTGTCCTTGGAGTACTGCAGCATCACCTGCGGGTTTGAGCCCTGCCCGGTCTGAAGGCCAACGCCGGTCTCCATGTCGAGATAGAGCTGGCTGATGCGGATGCGCGCGAAATCCGAGAGCACGTGGCGGGAGATGATCTCGCGGGCGATCGTGACGCCATTGTCGGTGTACGTGTTGGGATCGAGCGTATAGACCTGATTGCTCGCGTAGTCGGACACGTAGGTCTTACCCGCGTAGTAGGCGGAGAGGTTCCCCTGGTGACGCGCCGGCAGGACCGAGGGGCCGGTCTGAGCGCGGCCCCAAAGCCCGGTTGAGGCGTCCCACAGGTGCGTGCGCCCGGCTGTGGGGAAGGTGAGCTGGAGGAATTTGTGCTCATCGACCTCGTACACCAGGGCGATCGCATCGGACACCACCGAGTACGAGTTGATCAGGTTCTCGATGTCGGGATCGGAGATGCGATTCAACTGATACCCCTTCAGCTGAAACACCTGCACCTGTCCCTCGCGGGTCTGCCCGAGGAAGATGAGCGAGCCGTCCACGTGTGCTCGCGAGAAGATCGCCGCCAAGCCAATCTCATACACCGCGGAGGTGATCGGCACGAAGGGCTGCGGGGTGAGCCCCTGGTTCTGCCATTGCTCCAAGTGCTGCTGCGAGAAGGTGACGAGGTTTCCGAGGTTGTTATCGACTGCGAGGATGTTGTCCGAGTACGCCGCGGCGGAGGCGAAGGCCAGCGCGTTCCACGTGGAGCCGTCCCCGGCGGCTGACACGAAGAACTGCTGGGTGCCAGGGGACTCCGCAACGAAGAAGCCGCCGACGTAGGTGACGGTCTTGGCACCGTTCGGGAAGGCCCCGCCGATCGCGGCGAAGGTGGCGGCGAGGGGGGTGTACAGATACGCCTGCGAGCCATCCACCACCACCACCTGGGTCGAGTTGTAGGCCATCGAGCAGTTGCCCGCGGTCGAGCCCACCGTGCCGGTGAAAAGCGCAGCGCCGGCTGCGTTCACACTCTGGAATTGGTTGTAGGCGACGAGGAAGAGCGAGTTCTGCGTACCGAAAAAGGCGCGCAGCGCCGCCGACAGGGGCGTCGTGGGCTGAAAGGCTGCCACCAGCCCCGGGGTGCCGTAGCAGGCGATCTTGGTCTTATCCCCGTCCTTGCGATTCTCGAAGTAGCAGTTCAGGCGGTGCTGGCGCGTGACGACGAAGCTCTTGGAAGCCGTGCCCGCTCCGAAAAACGGAATGACGCGGCCAACATCACTCACGTCGGAACTTCCGCATCCGGCTGAAAGTACATCGTCGTCGTGGCCGCATCCGCCTGGCGAGCGATCGCAAGGGAGCCGTTGAGGTTATCGTCCATGTCGCGCGACCACTCCGCATCGAACATCGCGCAGATATCCTTCGCCAGGCCCCAGCAAAGCGGGCGGTACCACTGCTGCGGGTACTCGGGGTTATCCCCTGCGTTCACCAGGTCCATCGTGGGACGCAGGTAAACGAAGTGCAGGCGCTTGGTGACATCCTGCGCACCGCCGCAGTCGAGGTAGAGCATCCCCGGGCCGTTGATGACGGGCGCGTAGAGCTGGCTGCCGATCTGGCTCTCGTAGTACCAGGCGGTCGGGTCTTGCAGGTAGGTCGCCATGGTCTTCGTCGGCAAGAGCTCGTAGTCCTCGAGCGTCATGACGTTCATCGGGATGTCGTTGTTGTTCGAGTCGCGCAACACGCCTGTGAGGATCGCAAGGGGACGCTGGCCCTTGATGGTGTAGTTCCACACGTACGCGTTCACGCCCACCGCCGAGGGCAGGACATTCGCATTGCCGAAGGTGAAGCTCCCGGCGCCGGAGTTGATCGTGCCGACGGTGCTCGAGAAGATATCCCCGCCCGCGAGCTGCACGACGACGAAGTCCCCGAGCGTCAATTGCCCGATGGAACCGGTGCCGATGGTGAGCCCGGTGGCACCGGCGTTGG